ATGAAGTATAAACATATTCAGGCTCACCAAGTTTATCGGTAGATGCTGCAGAGTCTTTTTCTCTAAAATTATCATTCCACTCTTCATATGTTAAATACTTTAGTCGTTTTGGGTTTACGTCATCTTCTGTAAAACTAATAAATCCTACAAAAGCATTAGATCCTGAACTTTCTGTTAATGTAACAAAATGAGTTACAGCCGTAGCAGTAAATGTAAAACTTGTGTAGGATGATTCATTTGCGTTACTTATTGTTATAGTTTGTGATTTAGTTTGTGAACCACCAGATGATGTTCCAATAGTTGCTACTATTGTTGCACCAGTTAATTTAACTATAACCTCATAGGACTTTCCCACAACAAGATCTGATATTTCTTGTGTAACGGATGCACTTGTTAATTTAAGTGTGTTGCCAAATTTAGAACTAGCTGCAGGACTACCTGATACAGTTGACCAACCAGTTATTGATGCTGACCCAGAAACTTCATAGTCACCATTTGTAATGTAATCTTTTGGTTGTAGAAATACCGTATCGTAGTCAAGATACTTCAAGGATGATGAAACAGTTTCAAATGCATACAGTTGTTTTCCAGATGTAAGATCTAATGAACCCTCTGCTCTTGTAAAGGGCCAGTTAAGTTCAGAATTAATTATATCGGATATAGATCTGTTAACAAAATCCTTTACAGATGTTTGTATGCCCCTTGAACTACCAAAACTGGAACTGGTTAATTCAACTTCATTAACATCTCTTAACACATTATTTACTAGAGTTAAGTAACTGCTTGCCATTTTGTTTCTCTAATTTATAAATTAATTTGTAAACTTCTTTAAAGTTTTTTATGACTTGATCTTTTTGTTGTTCGGTAGTTGCTCTTTTCATAGCAAACTCAAACGCTTCTTTACACAACTGCTTCATATTTTAGTATACATGTTATGCATTATAAATGCAAGATTATTTTGTAAACTGGTCTTTTATACTTCTAACTACACTTTTTAAATCAAAAGGTTTTTCATTTGGTCTGTAAGGACATTTATATTCTTTAGGACATTCTCCTGCATCATAAGGTACGTATTCTCTGTACTGCGTATTGTTTGCCCCAACAAATACACAAACTCTTTGATCGTTTCCTAATATTTGACTTGCTAGTCTACAAGTTGTCATCTTTACAGATGTACTATCATCTTCTTTAGCTGAAGCAGTTGGAAGTAATACTAATAACAGTAGAATTAAACTGAGATACTTATTAGCCATACCATCCACCCTACAGCACTTAAACCAATAAGAGCTGCTATACCCATAATAGTATAATCTCTTATCATTCGTTTTTGTTGTTCTTTTTGGTATATAGCTTGGCTTCTAGCTTTTCTTATTCTGCCTTCTTCTTTTAATAAATCATCCCAAGCTTGCAACCCATAGTTACCAATTAAAAAGTTTCGTAATTCTTCTCGTTGTTTTTCAAGTTTCTTACGACTACTGTAAGATTCCATTGCAACTTGTTCAATCGAACCATTAAATATTTTATCAAACGTTGAAGGGTTATTTGCATTTTTGTGAATGTTGTCTACATCACTAACAGCAGACATCCATGCAGACAACTGTGAACCTAAATCTTCAATTTCCTTACCCATCGTAATGGCTTTTTTTATGCCATTGTATGCCGCTGTTGCCCCTGAGACAGCCGCAGATAATGTGATAGGGTCAATCATGTTTATATCCTTTAAATTTATTGTCTCTTGGTTTAAAAAATTGAGACAAAGCTAATTTATGTCTCTCCCTGTTCTTTTGTTTAATAAGTTCTATTTTTGTAAAGGTACAGCTTTCATTCGGCTTATTAGTCGATCTGCCCTGTTTGTTACTTGTTTGTACCATCTGCTCTGCTTCATTTGGACTGCGGCTTCGATATGATCGCCATCTTTTATAGCTTGTATCATAAGTTTAAATTTGCAAAATCTTGGGTAGCCTAAATTAAACATCATATTGCAACATATTAATTTAAGCTCTTCATTCATAGAGTTCCAATCATCAAATACTTTTCTGCAATCATTTATAGTCGTTTGTACATCTTGTTGAAAGCACTCATCAACTCTTGCCTTGCTGATGGGCGTTCCCATTGCCATTTGATGCTCTGGATCACTCTCTTTAACCAAGTGTCCAATACCAAAAGTGGGTAAACCAAGGTGATCCAAGTAAATTTCATATTTGCAACCCTCATCAATTTCTAATTCTGTTTGTAATCTATCTATAAATAATTCCACTATTTTCTTCCACTAATTGCACTAAAACCAAAATAAGCCCCTACTAAGCCACACATACTTATATATTGTGTCATGAGGATACTTTCTGCTTCTGATAGCCTGTCTGGGAAAGCTAAAGTCAGTATAGTTGTAATGCCCATAAGAATAATTAAAACCCAAGCCATCCTCCTTTTATTTGTTTGATACGCTATTTTATCAGGAACTAAATCATTACTTCCACAGTCACAAGAACCATCACAAACATCACAAGCCATTAGTCATTCTCCTGATAAAGATTATTAAATGTTACGTGTGGATCTAAATAGCTTTCGTGCTGTTCGGCTGAATGTGTCCATTGTGATGGTGCAAAATCTGGAGCACCTTCACCTGTTCTCCATAAGGCAGGACTTGTTGCACGAACTCTATTGTTTGGTAATGCAACTAAATTGCCTGTCCATTCTCCTGCATCTGTAAGATATAACACATGACTTTGTTTGTGTTGTGCAGGATCGTCAGCTATATCACTATCTGTATAGTCCACAGTGAATAAGTATTTACCTTTGTAAAACTCATTATCTATTTTACATAACCACGGACTAGAACTTACTCTATCCATCACGATAACATTGTGATGTCTTGATTCGCAATCCCACGGTTGTGCTAAATGATCTTGCATGGGTGTGGGCCATTCATCTACAGGAATGTCAGCTACCAAAGCTTGTATTGGCATCCTAGCCCACATTGCTCCCCCATGTATATTTTCCATACCATCTTCTAAATCTGATTCACATCCTGTAAATACAACTTGAAAACTTAGTGATCGGTCTGGGATAGTATTTACTGCAATAACCATAGCGTGTAAAAATTCGCCATGGTATCTTTGATGATTGCAAGTAAACTCTCTACGTACCCAACAATGAAAATGGGGTACGTTACTTATAAGATATGACACTAATTATCTCTTGCCACCTCTAGCCATTGCTTTAGATTTTTTACCACCTTTAGCCATAGCTTTGGATTTCTTACCACCATACATCATCTTTGTCTTAGTGCCATTCTTACCTTTAATTTTAGCTATGCCTTTTGCAATGCCACCTTTAGCCATAGCTTTAGATTTCTTACCACCTTTAGCCATTGCTTTTGCCTTTTTCATTCCAGCCATTATTTACTCCTCATGTTTTTAAATTTATCTATTCCCTTTATTCCTAACCCAGCAGAAACTGTTAAGAATAAAAGATACGTATACCACTCTGGTAACTCATTAAGTCGTTGAAATCCGTTTTTAACCACATCTTCCATACCGGGGATGAAGACTAAAATTGTTGGAATCAATACTACGATTGTAATCACTTCATCTTTCCACGAGTTTTGAGTACCCTGTGCCATTATTATTTCCCACTTTGAATCGTGGGTTGCCGCAGTCTTCATAATTTCTGCTTCTGCTGCAGCTTTGGTTTGTGCTAACGTTGCTTTAGCTTTCTGTTTCTCTATCTGTCCTTGCATGAATGATCCTGCAAGTTCACTAATCGGTCCTATCAATGCTTGAAACATTACGTATTTTTCCCTGTTGGTTCACCTATGTATACGCAGGTGCTATATCCATTTAAGTATTGAGGATCTTGTATTATACTGGATCTTACTTTTGCTACATACTGGTAGCAGTTATCTGATGATGTAAAAGGGAAATTAACCATTGGAAAATTTACCCATGTTGATGTTTCACCTAATGCCCATAAAATTGTTATTACTGGAATCCACATTATGCCTTCTTCTTTCTTCTTCGTCTACCTGAAGCTGTAACAGACCACTTAACTGCTTTAGGTCCTGTTTTTTTACGAGCTTCTGCTTTAGTTATCTTTTTTGCTACAGATTTAGGGCGACACGCAGGATATGGTCTTTTCTTTTTTTCTTTACCAGATCTACCACATTTCTTGCCAGTTTTAACATCTCGCCAATCTTCTTTAAACCATTTTGTTAATCCACCTTTTGGTTTAGCCATTATGCGTAAGTTCCACCCCTTTTCTTATAGGTACGCACTAACCAAGCATTTGCATATGCTGATGGATATACTTTAAATTTACGTTTTGCTTCAGCTTTAACTTTTGCATAAAGAGCTTTGTTTTTAGGGGTAGCACCTTTTTTCTTTGTAGATTTTTTCTTGCCACCTTTTTTCATCATTTTAAAGTCAGCACCACTAAGTACACCATCTTTATTTTTATCTAATTTTTTTTGTCCACCAATTAATTTTTTAGCCATTTAACATTTCCACCTTCTTCTAGCTTGTCTCAATCTGCTGTTAGGGTTTTTAGCTGCCTTAGGAAACTTTTTCATTTGTCCTGCAGATCTAGCACAATATGATTTTCTACGCTTTGCATCCTTACTTCCCTTTTTAACTTTGCCTGTAACGGCTGTTTTAAGTTTACTTCCGGGATTATCTCTTCGGTATTTTGCAACACCTTTCTTAGTCATTCCAGCACCTGACTTTGTAGCTCGCTTGTGTCCACCTTTTATAGTGTGACCCTTCATATCGCCTTTTTTAGATGCCATTATTTATTCTCTTTCTTTGGGATACAATATGCTTTAATATATATTTTATCCCCTGCAACTCTTTGATGGTTGTTTTGGTTTTGTACTTTATTAGAATATTCTAAACAAGTATCTAAGTCTTTAAAATATATTTCTTCTTTTACATCTGTTCCTATTAAAAATACTATTAGAACCCAGATCATAATATGAAGGGCAAGTTGCCCTGCCCCTCATAGTTAATGTTATTAAGTACCAGTTGTAACACTAGCAGTTTGTTTAGGTCCTGTGCCAATATCACAAAGGATAGCAATAACCCTAAATCTACCTGCAGTACAACCTGCACCCAAAGCTTTAACTTGAATAGCATCAGCCGCAATAACTGTGTTAATACCAGCTGCTTTCATGTTAAATTGTACGATGTTGTCGGCATTACCCTCACCACCATCTACAAAGGCATCAATGTCGGTGCTAAGACCCACATCGTAGGTTAAACCTGACCCACCTGCTTCTAAGACATCGAGACATCCTCCGATAACAATTGTGTTATCAGGAACATCAATCATTTGTACGATGTCATTAGCTGATAGATTTTGGTCAGCCGCATCAAAGATTCTTGACTGAACCATGTACGGTCTTGGGGCATTTCCGGGGTGTCCAACTGTTCCACCACCCGGTATGGTGTGATCATATGTAGTCATATTCTACCTCCCTTAATCTAAGCTAACAACAGCACGACACATTGCTTCAGGTCTGAGTACTTTTCGACCAAACACATGAAGTCCTCTAACTACGTCAGAGAAACTTTCTGTTGATCGAACTACTTCAGTCTTTGCAATATGAGATGCAGTAGCAGTTGAAGACATATGTCCAGCTAATAGGATGTTTTCAGAACCATCAGTAGCAAGACCTGATACTGTTACCTCATCAGTACCTGCAGTTGAATTTAATGCTGTAGTCTTGTAGCATGAAAATCCTGCAATGTTACCAAGAGACACAAGACCATTTCTTAATGGTGATGTCTGATCGCCTGTTACCTGAACTTCGGCAAATTTTGCACCTGCTGAGAATAGATGCTTATAGAATAATGGTGGTGCGACAAACCATCTGTTTTCTTCTGGAACAGATTGATCGTCTAATGAACTCGCCATTATAAGCATTGTATTTACAGCAGTATCTCCCGGAGTAGTTGCACCACCAATATCAAGAGCAGTACCTAATGTACCGATACCTGAAATTTGTTTTGTAGTTGCACCTGATTCTCCAGTTAGACCTGCGTTGGTTGCCATTAAATCTAAAACATTTGCATCATACTTTCTTTTGAGAGAGTATGCACCAGATGATGTTGCTAATGCTTCAAAGTTAACGTGTGACTGACGTTCTTCGATATCGTCAATCTTAAACGCAAATGCGTTTGCTTGGTCAACGACCATAGTGATCTGGTCATCTGCCAAGTCTTGAGTATTAACTACAGAACCTCTTGTGTATGAGGATACTGTAATTGTCGGTTCTTTGATAATATTAACCGTATCGCCAAAGTTCTCAATTTCACCAGCATAGTCTGTATTAGTTATATCTTCTACAACCGATGCTCTGCGAAAGAATTTAAGAACTTTTTGGCTAAAAATAGACGGTGTAAAATTACCACTGGGCAGGTTTGCATAACCTGCAGCTGTATTAAAAGCCATCGCTTTTCTCCTTAAAAGTTGTTAAAATTAGGAATTAAAATCAATACGACCTTCTGCTCTAGCTAAGTCAATATCTTTTTCAAAACGTTCAAACTCTGGTCCTTTGAGCCTAGAAATTTCAGAAGCTTTCCATATGCGTTTGCCACCATTGGGATTAACGTTTACTTCCCTTGCTTGTGCAGGGGTTATCGCTGATGCCGCTGTTGGCTTTGTTGCTCTTGGTTTTTTACCTATGCCAGCATCTACTTTGTAAAGGTCTATAACTCTAGATGCCCATAACGCATCTGTGTTGTTTTTATAGATACCATCTGCAAGAGATGCAGGTTGAGTTTCCAACCAATCTAGAAATTTTTTGTCTTTTCTAATCTCATCAAAATCAGGGTGTTTCCTTAGAAGTTCTTCGTAAGCTTTCTGAACAACCAAATTCCTTTCACGTTCACGAATTGTTTCCAACTCTTTATGAAGATCTTTTGATTTTTCTTCAGCTTGTTGATGGGCAACAGTTTGTACAACTGCATACACATCTGGATACTCAGTCTTAAATTGCTCCAATTCTTCTGGAGTTTTAGGCATTTGAACATTCGTATTTTGAGCTACGGAGTTCTTTATAGCGTTTTCTAATTCGCTTTTTTCAGATTTCCATGTATCAAGTTTTTGGTCATAATGCTTTTTAAGGTCATCATATCTTTTTTTAAAGTCAACTTCTTCAGATTGTTTTGACTCAACGAAACTTGTATTCTGTTGCACCGTAGCTGCTTCTTCTGCAGGGGATGCTTCTACTTCCTGTTCATCATCGTCATCTTTGTAAACGTCTTTACGGTATGCATTTCTGTACAGGTTTTCGTCATTTATAGTTCCAAAGGAATCATTGTGTTTATTAGCTCTGTGGCCGCTTGGTTTCTTTGCCATGATAATTCTCCTTCTAGCAGTGCCACATGGCTTGGGGTGGCTGCTCGGTAATGTAGGGCTGCTTTATTGCAGGTAGCTACGTTTTTTAGTTCCTCATTCCTGTTTGAGGTTTAACTCCCTGTCCAAGTATATTCCCTAAAAATGTTTTTTGGGATAACCCTTCAGGTTCAGGAAGAGGTTCTAATCTCTCTTTAAACTGAGACATCTTATTAGCTTCTGCTTTTGCTAATTGATCTGATGCTCGTTTTTTTGTTTCTACAGATCTTAAAAAAGATTCATCTTGATATTCTAATTCTGGTATTTCTGAGGGTCGCATATGTACATGTCTTGCTGTAGGACCTTCAATAGTATCTGTTAATAAATATTCGCCAGCTTCTACTTTTTTATCAAATATTTCCATTGACTCACCAGTGGGGCTTATACTAGAATCTTCTGGATTAAAAAAGAATAACGACCCTTTAGTAAAATCTTTTTTATTGCCATTTAATATCTGTTCTGCTGTTACTTTTAACTCATTAAATTT